GCCACGGGAGCACCTCAAAAACACCATCATACACTAAATCAGTAAGTTGGCACCATTACCCAAGTTTATTGAAGCAGACTTTGGGCTGAATGTGGCAATGCGTATAGCTAATGATGAAAATATTTTGCTCAAGAAAAGTAGATTCTTTTGTGGGGGAAAGAGTCAGGAGGCATCGTCATATTCACAGTTTGTGCAAGGATCATATTTTCCTGGCGAATCCATCGAACATCTTAAAACAAAAGCCAAAGAAACTGACAAGTGGGGATGTAATAATATAACTTTTTCTGATTCAATACAGCTAAGTTTAGATGGTGCCCCTACTGCATTAGTAGACGTCTTCAATGATATTGATTCTTCGTTGGCAACCAAAGAGAAAATCGAATTTCCTAAATCGGAAAAAATCACTGACGAGTCAAAGATAGATGAGCTTGATAATTATCTACTTCAATCGATCATTAAAGATGATGTAAATGTTATTATAGATGAGATTCAATCTTTTGGTGCCTCTATTGTAATTAATAATTCTTTGACATTTTTTAAATTGCACACAAAAGTTGAGGGGAGTGGAAAGTATCTTCAATCAGCAGATAAGGTTAATGACATAAAAATAACAGATGTTAAGCAATTTATAAAAAACAACGACATAAAGGATGTCAATAAAGTTTTTGTTAAGATAACTAATGAAAATAACAGTGGTCATACGGCCTCGCTAAAAGAAATATTGAGTATTACTTATAGCGATGGCAGTGAGCACTACTTCCTTAAGAGGGGAGGGTGGAGTCGATTTAACTCTGCCTTTATGAAGTATTTGTCTACCTCTTTAGCCAGTATAAAATTTGAGGTTAAAGATGCTCTAAAGGAAGACGACTTCAAAGCATGGCAAGCTGAAAAAATAAAACAAATCGAAGAAGGAACTTCTAAAGACAAATTAGAATATAGAGAGTACTATTTTAATGAAAAGATGTCTGTTGAGAAAGGTTATATACTTCTAGATCGCCAGCTCAAAAAAATACCATCCTTACGTGATGATGGAAAGGACTACAATGTTGAAGTTGCAGATCTTTATAAAAATGGAGAGATTATTGCTGTAAAGATATCAGATAAACCGCATGATCTAATTTATAATATTGAGCAGTCAAAAACTACAATTCAAACTATAGTAAGAGGAGTAGTAAAATTTGAAGAGAAAATTACTGATGTGGTTTTATGGATCTCAACTACTACAAAAGCCAAAAAATTGATTGACATCAATTCTATCCAATTTTTATTAGCGGTTCAAACTTGGAAGGAAGTTGTTGAAGGATTTAATTTGAAACCAAAGATATATTATTCGCATCACGACAAACCCAAAAAGAAAAAGGAAAAGAAAAAGCCAAAAAACGGTTGATTAAAAATATTTAATTTCCTTATCGAATAATTTCAGGAGAGAAAAGAACATTCTAATTACCACATTATCAATATTATTTGAGTGTATTGATGGATTTAAAATCTTATGTGGTGGTGTTATGTGAAACTTACACCACCATTGTTTATTGAACATTTTTAAGAACTTTCAAAATTTACTCTGGATGTTGGTTATAAACTCCATAGCTGATAAGCTGTGGCACTATTTATGCAATCATAGTGCCCTCATAATCTCTGTACGATTTTATTTGAAATGAATTAAACCATAGTTGCCTCTTAATTCATTATCAACAAGAGTAAAGTTCGTCATTTCTCTGTCAAGCCAATAAGACTCTTCAATATGCTCTAACAGTATTATTTGGAAACCACCATGAGACCGCATTTTCTCAACAAAAGAATTAATTTCATTTAGGGCTGCATCAAGACTTGCAAAGTCATCAGTTTTTTTACCAGCAGTACTAAAATATGGAGTGCTGGGCTGGTCAATGACTAAGAATCGTGGAACCCACGGTACTTTTCTATCTCTTACCAATTCGTGAAGTGCAAGGAAATAAGCTACATGTACATACATATAGTTAGAAGCACTTCCAATATCTATCATTTTTTCAACTTGATTTTTATTTATTAAATCAAGTGTTTTTTTTGCCTTGTTGAATATCGGAGTTGCATCCTCAAATCCTTTTAAAGGCATCCGTTTGAATATTTCCTTTATTTTTCCGTTCAGTAAACTCAATGTATATTCTTTAAAGGCATTATTATCTGTTATCTTGCTTTCTAACTCATTAATTTTAGTAGTTATCTTTTCTATAGTATCAGTATAATCATATTTAGGGAGAACAACTATCCGTTTAATTTCAGAGCTGAGTTCACCCATGAACCGATAAAGCTCGATTGGCGTGATTTTTTCATCACTAACAGTTGCAAGTTTTTTACTCAAGGATGATATTTTAAGTTCTAACTCTTTTCTCTTAGCATTTGTTTTTGATATGAGTGAGTTTTGTCCTTTTTCGGCTATAGCCTTTTTTATCTCTGAGCTTTGGTTCAATAAGGATTTAATGATTGAATAGATTTTTTTTGTATATAATATTTCGCTATAATTATCATCTAGATATTTGGCTATTAAAAGAGAGTCTTGGTTATCTTTTAAAAACTTCTTATATTCAGTATTTGTTTCTATATATTCATTAATGTCTGTCAGTTCTTTTTTTAAGAGGAAAAGTTCTTTTTCAATTTTTGTTCTTTCATTAATTGCTGGGATTTCGTTTATATCCTTGTAATTAACTATCGCTTTCAAATTTTCAAGTTTATCACTTACAGTTGGTTCATTCTTGCTGTTTTCACTTATTAAACCAAAATAATACGCCCTGTCGTATAGTGATTCTATTTCACTTTCGAAATTGAAATAAGAGTCTTTGCTAGCCGACTGTTTATATTCGATACGAGCAAGATTCCTTTGTAATTCTTCTAACCGCGTTCTCATTATCATAGTTTCGGCGTTTTCACTGCCAAGAGCCATGTCAAAGGTTCGGTCAATACGCTCTCTTGTCTTTAAATCAGAGATTTTCGAATAAAGATGTTCTGAAGAGGTTAGTGTTGTTTGATCTATAAAGCAATGCGGGATAAAATATCTATAGGATACTTTTGACCCTTGTTGTATGAATCTACCACCATAAGGGATTTTTAGAGAACTATTAATACCAAACTCATAATTCAGATGTTCTTTTAAAACATCCTTTTTGATATTGTTAATAGGGATTTGTGGAATGCCTCCATTTTTGTCAAAGTAAACTAGATCATCTTCTTCAAAGTGTGTCGCTTTTCTACAAATAGTGAAATATTTACCGTTTATACTTAATCTAATCCCATACCAATTTACAAAATTATCGACATTTGTTTTTGATATACCATCAGATGATGAGGATAAAAGGCAATAATCAATGATAGCCAGTATTGAGGATTTCCCTTTGCCAGAATCACCTGTTATTACATTTACCTTATTTTCCTCAAGTTCTAAATTCCTCAAGGTTGAATCAATTTGCCATATTAAAATATTAGTAATCTGCATTATAATCTAACTCCACAAATGTCATATATATTGTGTGGTTCTTCTAATAATAAACGTGCAACGTTTATAGATGCTGCCTGTATTTTTACGGCTCTTTTGCCAATAAACGGGATCGCATTATCTAATATTAACTTGTTTTTAAATGCTAATTTACCGTGTTCTAATTCAGCTATTCCATTTTCAAGGCACAATGAAACACAATTAACTGAGGATGGAAGGAAATTATAGAATCTTTTATTTATGGATACTATTATTTCGGGCTTGGTTAAAAGTAGATCTTGAAAAGATAGTGTATTGGTTCTCTTGTGGGCAAGGTAATCTAAGCTTTTTTTATGAAATATAATTGGTAAAATTAGCATTGCATTGCTTATTTCAATATTTGATGCTATTGATAACACCTCTTGCAAAGAGAATATACCCAAAAGCTCATTGTTATATATTTTCATTTATAGACTGACTCCCAGTTTTGAAGCCATCCTATTTTGGGCTTATCTGAAAGGAGCAAGAACGTTCCTGTAGTCATAGATTTAGGTAATTGATTTTTATCCAACACAATATTACAGTTTCCTGTCAATTCAGTATAGACAGAGAAGGCTTTATTAAGATGATCTTCATTTATTTCTGTAAAACGGCTTCGTATATACGTTGCTGAATGACGTGATTGCCATTCATCAAGCGCTTTTAGATATATTAGTCTTTCTTCTTGAGTTGTTAAATCTCCAGAGCTTTGCAATTTTTGAATGAAAGCTTCTGTTTTGGCCATTTCATTTATATATTTTACGATTGAATCGCTATTCAAATCCAAATCTTTGAGTTGTTTGTAAGATATCTTTGATTCAACGTTAGTTGGGTATGCAGATTCAAAATCGTAGTATTGGTCGAAATTATTTATACAATTTCTTGAAATTTGAATAATCCTATCTATTCCCAAATTATTTCGAAAATCATCATAACTTATATTTATTTTGGTGTGATTTTTAACCAAATCATATTTATGTTTAAAAAAAGCACCTGAAATATAATTAAAAGCATCATCTATTTTATCATCAGGGATTGCTAATGTTTTTAGTAATGTTTTTATTTGGCGGATGATCCCATCTTCGCTATGTTGAAAACTTATACTATTAAATAAACGTTTAGAAGAATTGCTATCGAGTGAGTTTATGATAGAAATATACTTATAAAGGTCATCTGACTTATTTTTATGATCTTGTTCTATCTTTTCTATTTCATCTTTTATTTTTTCAATGTCCTTAGTGTCGTTAGTCAAAAGTTGCACGATACCAGGCTCTAAGGTAAGACCTTTGTTAGTGTAAAAAATAAGGCTAATGCTTTTGTCGCCTATGGTCTTAATCGCCTCTGACCAATTATATAATGTTTTCCATAAGTCTATGTCTTTATTAGTTATATTAGACTTGTTAATTGAATGTTTAACTTGAACCAAAGTTTTATGACCCTCGATGCTCTCAAGATGGAGATCGTCATAAACTTCAATCCCAATGTGTTCTTCTGGTTTAAGCTCTAAGGCATGTTTTAAAGCAACGTAATCTTGATAGGTAAAACCTATTGAATTTTTGTCAGCATTAGTTTTTTCAAAGAAATCCATATGGTAGCCCACTAAGGAAACAAGCAATGAAAGCATAAAAAAACATCAGTATCTTTTTTTTACCATATCAAACACTAAAAACATATGGAAGCATACGTATCAAAGTTTAGTTATATAACCTTATGTTTTTATACTGGTTTTATGTACATGTGCGCTTTCAATCCGATGAGAATGTTTTAGCTAAGGGGCATTCGTCAGTATATGGGCTTTCCAGGCTCTCCCTATCCTTCTTGCTAATCCCCTGTATCAGTCAAGCAGCGATAGCTTTAGCTCTTTGAGTTTGAACGTAATCACTCCACCATTGCATCAAACTCTGTCGTTCTATCAGATATTCTGCACGATTGTATGCTGCGATAATTTCATCTTTTTTAGAGTGGGCGAGTGCTGCCTCAAGAACTTCAGCTCTGAACTTACCAGACTCCTCTGCCGCTGTTCTTGCAATCGAACGCATACCGTGAGCTACAAGTTCGCCTCCAAACCCCATTCGGATAATAGCTGCGTTGGCTGTTTGTTCATGCATATGATTAAGAGGCGCTTTAATGCTGGGGAAAACCCATTCTCTATGCCCACTTATTGATTTCATTAATTCAAGGATGTGCAAAGCTTCTTTACTCAAAGGAACTTTGTGAGGCTTTTTCATTTTCATAAAATCAGCAGGAATGTTCCAAATGTTGTTGGTTGTATCAATATCAGACCACCTTGCGCGAACGGCTTCACCCGGACGAACCCATGTCAACAATTGCCATTCAATTAGCATACGTGTTTCCAGCCGGATTGACGCATTCGTCAAAGATTCCATAAACCTTGGCAATTCGCTTGGGGGAAGGGCAGGCATATTTTGCTTTTTTGGTTTACTGAATCTTTGACCAAGGTTGTCAGCCGGATTGAACTCAATAAGTTCTTCAGTGGCTGCCCACCGGAAGATTTCATTCAGACGTGAAATGATGCGGCGTAGAGTTTCCAATACGCCTCGTTGCTCAATAGGATCAAGGTGTTGTTTTAAGAGCTTAGGTCGGATCTCATTGATAGGGACATTACCCAGGCCAGGAAAGACATTTCTCTCTAAGCTGCGCCAGATGTCTGCTGCATGGTCTTGTGAGATACCTGAGGTCTTTACCTTCTCATCCAACCATTTCCTTGCCACGGCTTGGAGAGTGTGTTCAGTAGCATTCTTTAAGGCATTAGCTTTATCGTTGTTATGAACTTGGGGATCAATGCCATTAGCAAGCAAGGAAAGGTATTCATCTCGTAAGGCTCTGGCTCTTGCCAGTGTAAGGTGAGGATATGTCCCAAGGCTCATTTTGGTTCTTTTTTTACTGACTGGCACTGCATACCTGAAATACCAATTCTTCTTTCCTCCTTTCGAGAGGGGAGCGATTCGTAGTATCAAACCATCTCCGTCAAACAAGTTGATTTCTTTGTCGGCTGGCTTGGTGCTTTTGATTTCAGTGTCAGTGAGCTTCTTAGCGATTTTTGCCATTTTGGGACCCTCGGTTTTTGGACCCTTCTTAGTGGGTCCCATTCAGGGTGCCATAAGTGATAGTTCTCAGCAATTCTCACTGGACGACAATAGACGTAAAAAAGCCCGCAGAGCTTGTGCTGTGCGGGCTTAGTAGACTTCATTGTACTTCAAACAACTAAAAAGTGGTGGAGCTGGCGGGAGTTGAACCCGCGTCCGAAATTCCTACATACTATTTTTACTGTAATAAAAACAGTGAATTACGTTTAAAAACAGTCCTTTAGTGTTATTTGCTGTTTATATGTTTTATGCGTTTTTAATGCTCTGCCGCCACTTTGTCGCCATTAAATGCGCTGGTCATTTGATATAGGTAAAATGCTTGTAAAGAGTTTTTCGTCATATAGTGCGTACTCAGGTATGTAATCACCATTGCTTTTACCTGTTTGGAAGATAGAGGGGTCCTTGTCGATTAAAACATATAACTCAATGAGAATATTTCTTAGTCCCCAAAGCATTTGCTTTAGTTGTTTTTCATCATTGAATGAGATGCTTATGGCTTCCGTATCTGGTTTTGGATGTTCAGGAATTATTGAGAAAAGATGTTCTTGGTATTTATAATCAATTCCAAGTAGTCTGCAAAGTTGAATTATGTTTGATTCTATGAGTTGTAGGCTAACTAATTGGTTGTCATGATTTTTGTTGTTGGACTTAAGCGATTTGTTTATGTTGTTATAATGATTTGTTGTTTTTCGAATAAAATCTTCTTCGACAGCGGTGCTATAGCCATTATCAATGGAAGATGATTTGAAAATATTTTTATAAAGAGTGTACGGATGAACTACAGATAGTTCAATACTGTCTATATCACTAGTTTCTTTATTTAATCTTGATAATTTAAATGTTGGTAGTGTTTGGAATATATCAGCGAAGCTTTTCAGATGTGAGTAATATGAATCAGTGGTGTTTTTTTCAATAATAAGATTGATTTGCTTTTGTGTTTTTTCTATTTGGTTCTCTGTTTGTGTGGTTCTATGTATATTGTTGACGATTGCTGCAAGAGGTACCGAAGAAGCTAAAATAAATAATGGCAATTTAGAGATGTCAAGAAAGTGATTAAAACCGTCTGATGTGAAATTTAAATTGTGGCCTTTCCAAGCCCAGAGGCCATACAAAACAAACATTTTTAACGGTACGATAATAGATGCTATGAATAATGGTTGTTTTAATAGATTTTTCTCATTTAGTTTAAGCCAATTGAAGCAATAGAACATAAGTATCAATCCAAGTATATAAGCTACACTAAAGAAGATAAAAACTCTTGGACGATTAGTGTATATCAATGCTAAGGCAATTAAGATGGTAATGATTGCGTAGGTAATGATTAATGTGAGTTTTTTTTTCATTCTATTAAACCAAATTATGTAAAGGATTTTTTGTAACAGCATCTTCTAGATGGTCTGGAGAAAAGTGTGCGTAAACCATCGTCATTTTTATATCGGCATGGCCCAATATTTCTTTAAGGACAAGAATATTCCCGCCATTCATCATAAAATGACTGGCGAATGTATGACGCAGCACGTGGGTGCATTGGCCCTCTGGTAGCTCGATGCCTGCTCGCTTTACTGCTCGTTCAAAGGCTTTTCTGCACGGTGTGAATAGTTTCCCTCTGTTCTTGGGGAGTTCATCATACAGATTTTGAGATATCGGCACGGTACGATTTTTCTTACCTTTTGTCTTGGTATAGGTGATCCGGTATTTTGATAACTGATGGCCCTGCAAGTTTTCTGCTTCACTCCATCGCGCACCAGTAGCCAGGCATATTTTTGCAATCATTAGTAGGCTGGTGTTTTGAGATTCGGCGCAGGCATTAAGCAGGCGTTTGATTTCGTCCGTGGAAAGAAAAGCCAATTCACCTTCAGCAATTTTGAAGGTTGGAAGCCCTGCCAGCGGGTTTGGTGCGGACCAGTGCCCTAGTTTTTTCAATGTACCGAACACCGATGACAGGTTACGCTGCTCAAGATTAACTGTGCGAGGTTTAACGGGTGACATGAACGAGCCGTCTTCATTTTGGACCTCCCCCTTTAATCTGGCTTCCCGATATTTTGTGAAATCACCTGCTGTCAGCTCAGAGGCGATGGGATCGCCTAGACCATTACAGATAATTCTAAGTTTCGCCATCAGGCGTTTGGGGTCTGCGAGTGTTTGACCATATAGGGAATACCACTGCTCAATCACTTCTGATAATCGCCGCCGATCTTCCTTCTCACCAAGCCATGGCTTTTTGTTTACTTCGTCCATGGTGAAGCTTTCAAATGCAATGGCTTCGCCTTTGGTAGCAAATTGCTTACGCACGCGCTTACCATTGCGTCCATTGGGATAGCACTCACACAACCATTTTCCGTTCGGCTGTTTTCTGATGGTCATAAGTTAGAGGTTCTTGATTACTTTGACTGCACGTCCTACGACTTCCACATCATCTACAGAACATTCAAATGAAGTGTCATCTTGGTTAACTACTATTTTGTTTCCGGGTATGCGCGCAATTTTGACGATGCTTTTAACTCCGTCCATATCGACTAACCAGAAGCCATTACTGACTTGTTTAACGGACGTATCCACTACAAAGCTATTATTAGCTGTTTTAACAAATAAAGCGTTGGATGAGTCACCATCGAGCAGGCTGCTATCAAGAAGAATTTCATCACTTGCCTGCAGTTCGCCGTTCTTCAGTTCAACACGTTTGATGCTAGGAGCAACGATCTTAGAAAGTGGTCTTACAGTGACGGGAGGTTCATTTTTGAGATTTGTTTCTTCGTTCTCACACGCATACATATCTCCTTGACCAGTAGCCAGCCATAGAAGGGAAACTCCTGTTTCAAGGGCACATTGAATTACCCATTCGGCAGGAAAGCTATCCCTTAAGTATCTGTTAGCCATAGTGCTTTTGGATACCTCCAGATGTTCGCAGAGCTGCTGTCGTGAGCTGAAGTTGTAAGCCTTAATAAGCCTGTTAATTGCATCGCGCCCACCACTATCATTTCCCGCCTTGATCAAACTCATAATCAAACCCCTTGACGTATATAAAAAGTGATCCTAATATCCATTTATGGTTTGAAAAGCAAAACCAAACCACATAAAACAAGATAAAACGAAACCAAACTAAGAGATACTGCACTATGAGTACTGATATTTCAATTCGTGTACCAAAAGAGATGGCTACGCCTGCAGAGTTCGCGGAATGGGAAGGTATCTCCCGCGGCTCCGTGTATCAAAAAATTCACCATGGTCAGCTTGCTAAATACATGGTCAAGAAAGAAAAAAACAAAGGCCGCGTAAGCCTGCGTTATCTGATGTACAAAACCGATCAAGTCCGTGAATCCCTCGGTCATTCCAACTTCCGCGTCATTGTTGGTAAGTAAGTTCAATTATGAGAACTTTCTAAGGGGGTAGCATGTTTGATTATAAGATTTCCAAACACCCGCATTTTGATGAAGCCTGTAGAGCTTTTGCACTTCGTCACAATATGGCGAAGCTGGCAGAACGTGCAGGAATGAATGTCCAGACTCTGCGAAACAAACTCAACCCAGATCAACCGCATCAGCTCAATGCGCCAGAAATCTGGCTGCTTACCGATCTGACTGAAGATTCAACGCTGATAGATGGTTTTCTGGCACAGATTCACTGCCTGCCATGTGTACCTATTAATGAGGTAGCAAAAGAGAAACTGCCGCATTACGTCATGAGTGCAACCGCAGAGATCGGGCGTGTTGCTGCAGGTGCGGTATCTGGCGATGTAAAAACCAGTGCAGGTCGTCGTGATGCTATCAGCAGCATTAACTCTGTAACACGACTGATGGCGCTGGCTGCTGTTTCATTGCAGGCCCGTTTACAGGCTAACCCTGCGATGGCGAGTGCAGTTGATACCGTGACTGGCCTCGGTGCTTCATTCGGTTTGCTGTGAGGTGCTTATGCTGACGAAAGAACCATCATTTGCATCGCTGCTGGTAAAACAAAGCCCGGCAATGCACTACGGTCACGGCTGGATAATGGGTAAGGATGGTAAACGCTGGCATCCGTGCCGTTCACAAGATGAATTGCTGGCAGAACTATCAACGAAAAAACGGGGGAACAAATGGCTATTGAAGGCGCTGCGGCGACTGTTCCATTAAGCCCCGGTGAACGCCTGAATGGACTTAATCACATTGCGGAGTTAAGGGCGAAAGTTTTTGGCCTGAATATTGAGTCAGAGCTTGAGCGGTTTATTAAAGATATGCGTGATCCACGGGATATCAATAATGAACAAAATAAACGGGCACTAGCTGCCATATTCTTTATGGCAAAAATTCCAGCTGAACGTCATAGCATCAGCATTAATGAGCTGACCACTGACGAAAAGCGGGAGCTGATTAAAGCAATGAATCATTTTCGTGCAGTGGTGAGCTTATTTCCCAGACGGCTAACCATGCCGAATTAACCAACTAATGAAAGTAATGGCGTAAACCCGCCAGGCATCCCTTTATCTAAATTCAGGAGAATTGATTATGCGTAATATTGAAACCCTCACGACCAAAACCGGACCGGATGACGCAGGGCTTAATATTTTACTGACAGAGGCTCGTCTGGAAGAACGCCGAGCAAGGGCTGAAGCAATGGCAGCTCGCCTTGATAGTCTGGCGTGTCATATTACATCCCGCCAGCTAAACCACGTCGAAGCGGCAGAACTGCTGCGTGTGACTGCTGAAGCAATCCAGAACGAAGCGCAGGAGATCCACTAATGGCTGATGCAATGGATCTCGTACAGCAGCGCGTTGAAGAAGAACGCCAGCGCCATATTCGTGCTGCCCGTGCCAAAACACTGGGCGTGTCTCGCGTGCTTTGTATTGAATGTGAAGCGCCAATTCCGCCAGCACGACGCCGCGCCATTCCGGGAGTGCAGCTTTGCATTACCTGCCAGGAAATCGCAGAGCTGAAAGGCAAACATTACAACGGAGGTGCTGTATGACAAGGGCAGTGCGTATCCATCAATTAAAAATTGCACCTAAGTATTTCAACGCTGTGGTTGCAGGTCAAAAGACGGCTGAACTTCGTAAAGACGATCGTGGCTATAAAGTTGGTGATGTTCTTTCTCTTTGCGAATGGAAGCATGGCGTATTTACGGGTAGGGAATGGGCCGCTGTTATCTCTCATGTGCTTCCGGTTAATGACGTCATGGCAGTTTCAGAACAATGGGTGATGCTATCAATTCGCCCATTAACCCCATTAGAAGCTTTAGGATATGTTATTGCAGGAGGTGCTGTATGAGTACCATCCTGAAATGGGCGGGTAATAAAACTGCCATTATGTCCGAACTGAAAAAACATCTTCCTGCTGGCCCGCGACTGGTTGAACCTTTCGCGGGTTCCTGTGCTGTGATGATGGAGACGGATTACCCCAGCTATCTTGTTGCGGATATTAATCCTGATTTAATCAACCTCTATAAAAAGGTTGCTGCTGATTGCGAGGCGTTTATATCTCGTGCCAGAGCTTTATTTGAGGAAGCAAACAGGGAGTTGGCTTATTACAACATAAGGCAGGAGTTTAATTACTCCACTGAAATTACTGATTTCATGAAAGCGGTATATTTCCTGTATCTCAATCGTCATGGTTACCGTGGGTTATGTCGTTATAACAAGAGCGGGCATTTCAACATTCCATACGGTAATTATAAAAATCCGTATTTCCCTGAAAAAGAAATTCGCGCATTTGCAGAGAAAGCCCAGCGAGCAACGTTTATCTGCGCCAGCTTTGATGAAACGCTGGCGATGCTGCAGGTGGGGGATGTGGTGTATTGCGATCCGCCTTATGACGGTACGTTTTCCGGCTATCACACTAACGGCTTCACTGAAGATGACCAGTATCACCTGGCATCTGTTCTTGAATATCGATCATCAGAAGGTCATCCAGTCATTGTTTCTAACAGTGACACATCCCTGATCCGTTCGCTGTATCGAAACTTCACTCACCACTACATCAAGGTAAAACGCAGCATCGGCGTGTCGGCTGGCGAGAGTAAATCTGCAACAGAAATCATTGCTGTGTCCGGGGCGCGCTGCTGGGTGGGATTTGATCCTTCGCGTGGCGTGGATAGTTCTGCCATGTACGGAGTGCGTGCATGAGCCATGATGATATGAACAACTGCAGCGGCTTTAACGAGGTCGCCGCAGCATTCTCATGGAACAGCCCGAAAAAGGCCATTAACCCTTATCTGGACCCGGCGGAAGTTGCGCCGGTTTCTGCGCTTTCAAACCTGATCACTCTGTACGCTGTCGATAACGAGCAGGAACAGCTGCGCCGCGAGGCACTGAGTGATCAGGTCTGGGAGCGTTATTTCTTTAATGAATCCCGTGATCCTGTCCAACGCGAAATGGAGCAGGATAAACTCATTAGCCGGGCAAAGCTGGCGCATGAGCAGCAGCGTTTTAATCCGGATATGGTCATTCTGGCGGACGTCAACGCCCAGCCTTCCCATATCAGCAAGCCGCTGATGCAACGTATTGAATACTTCAGCAGCCTGGGCAGGCCAAAGGCTTATTCCCGCTATTTGCGTGAGACGATTAAGCCATGTCTGGAACGACTGGAGCATGTACGCGAGAGTCAGCTATCCACTTCTTTTCGCTTTATGGCAAGCCATGAAGGGCTGGACGGCCTGCTGATCCTGCCTGAAATGAGTCAGGATCAGGTGAAACGCCTGTCTACTCTTGTCGCTGCGCATATGAGCATGTGTCTTGATGCCGCTTGTGGTGATTTGTACACCACCGAAGATGTTAAGCCAGAAGAAATCCGCAAGACATGGGAAAAGGTGGCAGCAGAAACCCTGCGACTGGATGTCATACCGCCTGCGTTTGAGCATCTCCGCCGGAAAAGAAACCGCCGTAAACCCGTGCCCTATGAACTTATTCCGGGTTCGCTGGCGCGTATGTTGTGCGCCGACTGGTGGTACCGGAAATTATGGAAGATGCGTAGCGAATGGCGGGAAGAGCAGTTGCGTGCTATTTGCCTGGTCAGCAAAAAAGCATCTCCCTATGTCAGCTATGAAGCCGTGATGCATAAACGTGAGCAGCGCCGTAAGTCGCTGGAGTTTTTCCGTTCTCATGAACTGGTGAACGAAGACGGCGACACGCTGGATATGGAAGACGTGGTAAACGCCAGCAGCAGCAACCCTGCGCATCGCCGCAATGAGATGATGGCCTGTGTTAAAGGTCTGGAGCTTATCGCGGAAATGCGCGGTGACTGCGCCGTTTTCTACACCATCACCTGTCCGTCACGTTTCCATTCCACGCTAAATAACGGCAGGCCAAACCCGACCTGGACCAACGCGACAGTAAGACAAAGCAGCGATTATCTGGTCGGCATGTTTGCTGCATTTCGTAAGGCTATGCACAAAGCCGGGTTGCGCTGGTATGGCGTGCGGGTGGCTGAGCCGCATCATGATGGCACAGTTCACTGGCACCTGTTGTGTTTCATGCGCAAAAAAGACCGCCGTGCCATCACTGCATTACTGCGTAAGTTTGCCATCCGTGAAGACCGCGAGGAGCTGGGCAATAACACTGGGCCGCGCTTTAAGTCTGAGTTGATTAACCCGCGCAAAGGAACGCCGACAAGCTACATCGCGAAATATATCAGTAAGAACATTGACGGTCGTGGTCTGGCTGGCGAGATCAGCAAGGAAACGGGTAAATCTCTGCGTGATAACGCTGAATACGTGAATGCCTGGGCGTCTTTGCATCGTGTTCAGCAATTCCGCTTCTTTGGCATTCCGGGGCGTCAGGCTTACCGTGAACTGCGATTGTTGGCTGGTCAGGCGGCAAGGCAACAGGGGGACAAAAATGCAGGTGCGCCGGTACTGGATAACCCGCGTCTTGATGCCATTCTGGCTGCTGCTGATGCTGGTTGTTTTGCCACCTACATCATGAAGCAGGGCGGCGTACTGGTTCCCCGTAAATATCACCTCATCAGAACCGCTTATGAAATCAACGAAGAGCCGACCGCCTATGGCGATCACGGCATTCGTATTTATGGCATCTGGTCACCCATTGCAGAGGGCAAGATCTGCACTCATGCAGTGAAGTGGAAAATGGTTCGTAAAGCCGTTGACGTTCAGGAGGCGGCAGCCGACCAGGGCGCTTGCGCCCCTTGGACTCGTGGCAATAACTGTCCCCTTGCTGAAAATTTGTACCAACAAGGGAAAGACAAATCAGCTGATGGAGATACCAGAACGGATATCACCCGTATGGATGACAAGGAGTTGCACGATTACCTGCACAGTATGAGCAAAAAAGAGCGCCGGGAACTGGCAGCAAGGTTACGCCTGGTGAAACCGAAACGGCGTAAAGACTACAAACAGCGAATTACAGATCATCAGCGACAGCAGCTCGTGTATGAACTGAAGTCCAGGGGATTTGATGGCAGCGAGAAAGAGGTCGATTTACTCCTTCGCGGCGGCAGTATTCCGTCAGGAGCAGGCCTGCGTATCTTCTATCGGAACCAGCGTTTGCAGGAAGATGATAAGTGGCGGGATCTGTATTAATTACGCGGGTTAACAATTCGTGCTCTTAATAATACCAGGCATATCAGGCTGATGAACGTAAAAAAACGTTTTACATCAGTAAGATTATTATATACTGTAAATATAAACAGTGGTTATGTATACAGTATTGCTTTGGTGTCATAGGAGGAAAGATGCAGGCCTATTTTTTGGAGTCTTTGAAGCTCCAGCGCATTGATTTTTTTCTTAAGCTTGTAGCGGCTAGTGAGTGTAGTGATGAAGAGAAGGGGCTGGCTTTGCAGTGGGTTTCTGAACTAACAGATGAACTCATGGCAAAAATCAGAACCCACGAATACAACCGCTCAATGGATGTCATCAGCTGAGGTGACTTTTATGCGCATTGAAATAATGATCGATAAAGAGCAGAAGATTAGCCAGTCTACCCTGGACGCTCTGGAGTCCGAGCTTTACCGCAACCTGCGCCCCCTGTATCCCAAAACGGTAATTCGTATCCGTAAAGGTAGCTCTAACGGTGTGGAACTGACCGGACTGAAACTGGACGAAGAAAAAAAACAAGTGATGAAAATTATGCAGAAGGTGTGGGAAGACGACAGCTGGCTGCATTAAGAAACGTTGCCCCCAGGAGGATTCATTCTGAAGGGGGCTAGTTTGGGCAACGAGTGAAATAAGGTGTAAGGTCATTTTGATAAATGATCGTCTGCTTTGTGCAAGATGCAAACGTTTCTTCTGCTAACTTTCGTTAATTAACGAATGGCAGACTAATTCGCAACGGATAATCTGAATTTTGTAAGATTATGGGCATTTCTATAAAATTTACTAATAATAACCTTACAATGTACACTACCGATTGAATTTTCCATAGTTGGCCTTTGGCTCTACTTACCATCTATGTTTATGTATTTTATCAAAATGGACTAAAAATGAACAATACGTACATCAAAGACTATATAGAATATTACCTTAGCCTTACAACTGAACCTCAATACGCCATTATGCTTAAAGGTGCTTGGGGATCAGGTAAAACTTGGTTCATTGAACAAGTTCTTGAAGAATATAAGCAGAAGAATTCAGAGTTTAAATTTCTAAAAGTGAGTTTGTATGGCGTCAACTCTATTAAGCAGATTGAAGATGAGTTCTATCGTCAACTTCATCCTGTCCTATCAAACAAAGCCCTTATCTTTGGTGCAAATGTACTAAAAAATACGCTTAAGGCTACTTTCAAGATCGATCTCAATGGCGATAATAAATCTGACGTTGATGTCAATACCAATGTTCCCACCATTAATCTTAACGATTTTAGTAGAAAACCAGATGGTTTTGTGCTGGTCTTTGATGATATCGAGAGAGCTGGTATAGATTTACCAATTTTATTTGGATATATAAACCACTTTGTAGAAGTAAACGGATACAAAGCGATCTTGGTTGCCAATGAAGAAGAAATAATCAATAGAGAAAAGCGAATAAATAATGATGATGAGAAATCTAGCAGCGAATACATGAGAACAAAAGAAAAGCTTGTTGGTAAAACATTTGAAGTAACGTCAGATTTACATAGTGCTTGTAATGTTTTTTTGGGCGTAATTAGCAGTTTACACGTTGCTAATATATTTAAAGAAGATATGCAGGCCATAGAAGACATCTATGTGTCGGCGAAATATAATAATCTAAGACACTTGAGGCAGTTCTTTCTTGATGTACAACGCATCATTTCCCTTTTTGGAAATAAATATGTCAGCAACGACGATTTTATGAGGGTATTTTTCCAGCAGTTGTTAATTTTCTCGATAGAGTACCGGGGAGGGAACCTTAACTACGAGGAATTCGATTCAATCAGCAATGTTAATTATGGTATGTTTTTAGGTAAAGAGCGTACCAAAACTAAGTATGACATGATCGTCGAGAAATATTCATCTCCTGTATTAACCGAGAAGTTACTGGATGGTGCGTACTGGAGGGAGCTAATCTGTGATGGAAAGGTAACGAGTGAACTTCTCGCTCAGTTGGATATTACGCGATTTTTTAGAAGCACCGATGCCCAAGCATGGGAGTATTTGTGGAACTATCGAGAACTTAATGAAACTATGCTTAATGAGCAGTACGCCATTGCCAAGGATAATCTATTTTCAGGTAAGATCACTTCCTTAGGTGAACTCCTGATGACCGCGAGTATTTTGCTGGACATGGCGAAAGAAGGTCTAACAACAGATGATGTTCATGATCTCATAAATGAGACAAAACAGAATATAAATAATTATTATAATAGACTTAGAGCTGAAGATATACATAAGGAATATGCGCAAACGCATTATAACGAATTAAGGGCATGGCGTGGCTTTGGTTTTCTTGACAGGGATAGCGATGAATTCAAACTCATTATTGAGCATATTGAGATAGCGAAGAAGAAACGGTTTGATGAATCAATTCCGGAATTTGCGTTGCAGTTCAGCGATGAGTTGCAAAGGGGAAACTTATCGTTTGTATCTGAATTGAGTCATTCTAATAATAGGCAGTTAAATCTTCATAACGTGCCTTTTTTACACTTGGTTCCTCCTGAAGTTTTCATTGAAAGCTATAGGAAACTTGACCCAGTCCTCATGAGGAAACTGGCATTTAGCTTGCGGAATCGTTATTCTGATGGGGATGCTAGAACCAGACTGACCGAAGAATACAACTGGTTGATTAACCTAAAAGAGATAGCTGTAGATTTCACTCAAAACGCAGCCAATAACTCCTTTCAGGTTTTTCACGTAAAGTTTTTTATTGACTATGTATTAACTAGCGCAATCAAATTCTTTACTGAGGGAACTGATTAACTTTTTGTTGATTAACATAGGCAATATTATTAGAAGTACTAGGGATAGTCAGTAAAATTATTAACGTCCGCTTCGCTCAAAGCGGACTTTGTGCTTTATAAAAACGAGAGTTTTGTTTTTCAAGCGGTCATTCGGTTACGGGATTTCACTTCCCCCGTAAGTGCATGACTATGCCGCATGAGATCGCATGATCGTTTGCGGATCGTTTTTGCTAAGGCACGCCAGAACTGGTGGGATTTTGCGTAGATCATGCGCCTGCATGAAAACCGCTACATAAAGCGGGCAGGCGTGGCGGGGATACGAGCGCGCGCTGTATGCCTGAAGTGGCTAAAATAGTATCTGTCATAGGTACAACTTAGTGTAGTATCATCCATATAATCCATTGAAATATAATCGACTCTCATTAGAGGTGATGATGAACGGAATCTGGTACGAAAACACTCATACACGCATTCCTAATTTTGAAACAACAGTACATCAAAAGCACAAATTCGGTTACGCTTATGAAACAACAAGTCATTTTGTGCATCTGTATGGGCGTGACGTGGGATTTAATGTAATATCAGTTGGGTTAACTGTTATTGAGCAACGAAGTGGAACTCTCAATGATTGGGTTCGGAGAGTATTTGGGGCTCAGAACATATCTCCTTTAGATAATGAAATTGGACATGTAACTAGGGGAGTGTGGCGGCCATCCTTATATTATGTCAATGATACAGAAACAGCATTAGGTATCGATGAGTTTGAAAAAAGAGCAACAGAGCAAGCTCTAAGAGTTTTGATAGAAAAACTCGATGATATTTTTCTATATGTAGAACCAAGTGCCCATGGTTTGATTTCTTACAGTCATAAATGTAGAGAGCTATTAATTCTTGCTTGTACTGAGGTTGAAAATCAATGGGTGTCAATCATTGGTAATTCGAATTTATCTCGTTCAAATGGTCGATACTCCACAAATGATTATGTGAAATTATTAGATAAGTGTTATTTGTCTGAATATAAAATTCAATATTTGAATTATGACGGATTAAGGCATTTCAAACCTTTTGATGGGTGGAATGCAAGTACCCCTACAACATCTTTGTCATGGTATAATGCATATAATAAAACTAAACATGATAGATCAGGAGCATTCCACTTTTCCACTTTAGAAAATGTAATGGATGCAGTTGCTGCTTGTGTTGTAATGTACTGTGTAAAATATGGCCCGTTTAGCTTATTGGAAGCCAATACGTCTCTATCAACGATCGTTAATCAAAACTTTTCAATTTCATTAGATAATAGCAATCCAGCAAGTTATTACATTCCTGAAATTGAACTTCCACCGGATACAAGAACGGATTTATTAATTTATGATTGTTATCGAGAAAACCATAATAAAGCATGGGTCACTGATCCCCTAGTGCTCTAATTTCCTGCTAAAGGGAGCTTTTAATTATAAACGCTCCCTTCGGTTGTCGCTATTTATTATATATCAATAGAGTTTTGAAATTTTAATAACTGCCATCTTGTTAATAGTGGTTTTATTGCTATGTTGTGTTGGGTATTTATTTTTAAACCTTCGAATTTCGAATATCCATTTTCCAAGGCTTCCACTGAAAAATGAATGGTTTTTGTTATCGGGTTTATAGCACAAAGATTTAGGTCATATAAAGTATGAATGTCACTTCTGAGCAATAATCCATTGCTAATATGATTGTGACTATCGTTTCGATATACATTAATGTGAGCAGCATCAAGAATATCAACAAGCTTACAGCCCATAACCGCACAAGTAGGATTTGATTTTAATAGCTGGTCGCGAAATGTTTTTTGCCCACTTCGTTGTTTTATTTGCCGTTCTACAATTTGCCGTTGATCTTCACCCATTAAAGTGGGGGTGTCTTTATCAGCTTCGCTGGCGTTGAGCTCCAGAATAATAGTATGTTGGGCGGTAAGCAAAGCAACAGCCCATTGATAGTTAACTTCTTGGATGGACATTTGCCCATTGTAGCGTGGAGTTTCATCTATAAATTGTGACATTGTAATATTGGATAATTTACGGTACTGGTTGCCGCAGTATGCTATAAATTCTTTAGCTGGCTCAAAAACCACTCTGGGTTCATCAAATTCATGGCCATTATCACAACGCCACTCTGATTTTATAGTTTTCCTTTGAAGAATTTTTTTGCTTTGCAGTCTAGGTTAATACATTTGTTACGCTTCTTATTAATGCTCTGTGTTTCTAATTTTTCAATAACAGATATACCTAAAATATTTTCTCTGTTGGTAATAATAATAATATCACCGTCTTTTACATTTTTGTGGTTCGCTACAAAACTGTCATAGCGATAGAAAACTGATGAGTCATCGGGATAACTATCATTTCCCCAGTATCTAAGATCGTCTTTCTCAATTGCCTTAAAAAAAACCATACTTGCTGTACCATGAACTTTTCCCACTAATCAAATTTTGGTTTGTTCTATCGAACAGCAAAGCATGTTGATATACAAGAGAAATCATCCCAAAGAATATGGCTCAAATCGCAAAATTTTTTGTTCTAACCAGTCATTTACTTCACGCATCCTTTTTTGCAACGGTAATAATTCATTTCGCACAAACACATTTGCCGCCTTCTCCACATCCCCAAACCCCCCAACATTGCTAGGCATTATCCCCATCATTTGTGGTGGCACACGATGCGCTGCCATCATGTCATCCCGACTCACGTTCTTGATGTTAAGAAATTCATCCTTCGCTGCGACTTCTGATAGCGGGATAATCTGAAGCCCGTCTTTTTTGCCGTTAGGCGAGTACATAAACAGGTTGCGGAAGTTACCCGGACCTTTGGCACTTTTCATCGCGTTGCGGAGGTTGTTTACATCCTCCTGGTTCTGCGCGGCGTCGGTCATGTACATGATGAAGCCTGCATGACTGCCGTTGATGTAATACTTACGGCGGAACAGCGTGGCGGACTCATTGAGCAGGGCGGACGGAATGGCAGAAAGATAGCCGGGCAGGCCGTAGATCTCTTGGTTAATGTCCGGTTCCATCAGATGAAAAATGCTGCCTTTCGTGAACTGATACGGCTGGGTTGTCATACCGTATTGCACAAACCAGTAGGTATTCAGGTCTAACCCGCGTCGGGTGTATTTTGCCAGAGCAGGCTCAAGGGCGATAACTTCACCGAAGCGGTTCGTGCGTTTCTCCAGGTAGGCGTTACCAAATACCAGATAGTCCTGCACAAAACGTGAAAAAGCCTGCTGGCTGAGCAGCGGGTGAGGGATGTAGGTACTGGTCAGAATGTTGCATTTCACCGCAATTGGTGAACTGTGATGCACGGCGGCGCGGAAGGTGCGCGCCAGTCCGTCAAAACTCACTGGCGGCTCATACCAGCGATCTGTCTGTACGCATTCCACATAGTCCAGTAGTTCACGGCGGTCCAGAACCGGAACGGGATCGCCGAAGCTGAATGCTTCGGCTGAAGTCTGGTTTTTATGCTGGGTCTGTTTCGTCGCCGCAGCGAGGTTCTTCTTACTCTTTCCCATCAAAAAATCTCCACAATATTGCTGGTATTGGCGGACTCGCCCTGCAGCGGTTCGTTAAACAGTGCGTGCATTGTTGCCCAGGCCAGATCGGCATGGCTGGCTTCTTCGCTGCGGCTGGCTTCATAGGTCGGGCGGTTGCCACTGGCGGTGGTGGCGCGACGGATTGCCATGAATGACTGCGCAATGTCGGTGTGCCCGGCGTCAAACTCAAGACGGCGGTGGCTGATAATGTCGTAGGCCTTGAGTACCAGGGCGTTTTTAACGTTGGGGTTGTAGACAAACTCCCGGACGGCAGGAAAAAACGCTTTCACGTTCTCGTAAACCCCGTGACCAACGCCGGTTGAGTCGATGCCGATATAGGTCACGTTGTACTGTTCGGTCAGTTTTTTGATGGCGTCAGCCTGGGCGCGAAAGTCCATTCCGCGCCACTGGTGACGCTCAAGAATGCGGAACTTACCGCCTGGCACGGCTGGCGGTGCCACCACCACGCATCCGGCGCTGTCGCCGTTCTGCGTACCTTTTGCCGGGTCATAACCGATCCACACTTCGCGCCAGCCAAACGGGCGCAGGGCCAGTGCATGAAAGTCGGTCCAGACTTCCCAGCTGTCCACCATGCACGCCTGCAATTCGCTGAGCGGGAACACGGACGCGAGATCGTCCACGAACTCGCACATCAGCAGGTTCTGGTATTCGTCAGGGCTGTACTCCATGCGCAACTGGTCAAGGTCGAACAGGTTACAGCCGCCGCGCACCGCATCTTCCACGGTGACTATCTGGCGGTATTGCCCGTCTGCGCACAGCAGGCCGGGGGCCAGATTGCTGTGGGACAGGTCGATGTCCACCTTGTCAGCTTTGTTGCGCCCACGGTTGAACAGCGCACCGGACCAGAACGGATAAGCACTGTGGGTCAGACTGGATGGTGTGGAAAAATAGGTCTGCCGCCATTTCTTGTGAATAGCCATACCGGAAGCCACTTTGCGTAGCTCCTGAAATTTCGGTATCCAGAAATATTCATCCAGATACAGGTTGCCGTGATAACTCTGGGCCGTGCGGGCATTGGTGCCGAGGAAGTAAAGCGTGGCCCCGTTAGGAAGTACCATCGGATCGCCTTTCAGCTCCACCTCCACTTCTTTGGCGAAGTCGATGATGTACTGCTTAAAGACGTGGGCCTGTGCCTTACTGGCGGAAAGGAAAATCTGGTTACGCCCGGTAAGCAGGGCGTCAATCAGGGCTTCACGGGCAAAGTAAAAGGTCGCGCCGATCTGGCGTGACTTCAGCAGGTTGCGGATGCGGTTGGTTTTTCCGGCTTCCCACCAGTGGCGCTGGTAGTTGAACATGGAGGAATGGAAGATTTCTTCCAGTTTCTCAATCTGTTCATCGGTGAAGACATTTTTTTCCGGCTGACGGCGCGGGCCTTTGTTGCGGTTGGCGACGTTAGGATTTAAGTCGGCTTCGTTGCCGCCATTGTTAAACTTGCCGATCCGCGCGTGGCGCTCAGACTGGCGCGCCAGCAGGTCAATCTCTTTGAAATCTTTCCCTTCTTTGTGCTCCTTCATAATGAGCTGGCAGTAGCGTGCGGCGGTGGTGAGCTGCATCTGATCCAGCGGCCCATAGTCACCCCACTTGTCGCGTTTTTTCCAGCTGTGAACGGTTGCAACTTTCTCGCCCAGCATTTCAGCAATGCGGGCTACGCGGTATCCCTGAAAGTACAGCAGCATGGCCTGCCGACGGGGATCGAGATCTGCGGGTGTCAGTGTGGTGTTCATGGCACAAACCTACAGCCTTGAATGAAGGCTTTCCCCGCCTGCGGTTTGTGTGGTTGTCGGTACAAATACCGCGCATTGTTTCACTGCCCCCATCACCGCAACCATAAGGCTCCAGTAAGTTTTTTCTAACGGAGCACGGCTCATGACAGTGAAAGCAAAGCGTTTTCGCATCGGGGTGGAAGGTGCCACCACCGACGGACGCGAAATCCAGCGTGAATGGCTGGAACAGATGGCAGCCAGCTACAACCCGGCGGTGTATACCGCGCTGATTAACCTTGAGCACATCAAGTCTTATCTGCCGGACAGCACCTTTAACCGCTACGGCAAGGTGACGGCGCTGTTTGCTGAAGAAATCACGGAAGGTCCACTGGCAGGCAAGATGGCGCTGTATGCCGACGTTGAGCCAACGGAGTCCCTGGTGGAGCTGGTGAAAAAAGGCCAGAAATTATTCACCTCTATGGAAGTCAGCCCGAAGTTCGCTGATACGGGCAAAGCCTACTTGGTTGGCCTGGCTGCCACTGATGACCCTGCTAGTCTGGGCACTGAAATGCTGACATTCAGCGCCAGTGCAGCTCATAACCCGCTGGCAAACCGCAAGCAGAATCCTGCAAATCTCTTTACCGCTGCAGAGGAAACGGTGATCGAACTGGAAGAAATCCAGGATGACAAACCGTCCCTGTTTGCCCGTGTCACGGCGTTGTTTACCAAAAAAGAGCAGTCCGATGACGCCCGGTTCTCTGATGTGCATAAGGCCGTGGAGCTGGTCGCCACTGAGCAGCAGAACCTGAACGCACGCACCGAAAAATCCCTGTCTGAGCAGGAAGAACGCCTGTCTGAGCTGGAGACTGCCCTGCAGGCACAGCAAACCGCCTTTAACGAACTGGTGGACAAGCTGAGTCATGAAGACAGCCGCCAGGACTACCGCCAGCGTGCAACAGGCGGTAACGCCCCCGCTGACACTCTGACCAATTGCTGATGGAGCACAAAACCCGATGAAGAAGAATACCCGCTTTGCTTTTAACGCTTACCTGCAGCAGCTGGCGCGTCTGAACGGTGTGGCAGTTGAAGAACTGTCCAGCAAATTCACTGTGGAGCCGTCTGTGCAGCAGACGCTGGAAGACCAGATCCAGCAGTCCGCCGCTTTCCTGACGCTGATTAACGTCACGCCAGTGACTGAGCAGTCCGGTCAGCTGCTGGGGCTGGGTGTTGGCAGCACCATTGCCGGAACCACTGACACCACCGCGAAAGAGCGTGAACCTGTCGACCCGACGCTGATGGTCGATGTGGAATATAAATGCGAGCAGACCAACTTTGACACGGTGCTGACCTACGCGAAGCTGGACCTGTGGGCGAAGTTTCAGGATTTCCAGGTGCGTATCCGTGACGCCATCGTGAAACGTCAGGCACTGGACCGCATCATGATCGGCTTTAACGGCGTGAAGCGTGCGAAAACCTCCAACCGTAGTGAAAACCCGCTGCTGCAGGATGTGAACAAAGGCTGGCTGCAGAAAATCCGTGAGGATGCACCGGATCACGTCATGGGCAGCACCACCACGGGCGGCGAAACCACACCGGGTGCGGTGAAAGTCGGGAAAGGTGGCGAATATGCCAACCTGGACGCTGTGGTGATGGATGCGGTCAATGAGCTTATCGACGTGGTCTACCAGGACGATGACGATCTGGTGGTGATTTGCGGTCGTGAACTGCTGTCTGACAAGTATTTCCCGCTGGTCAACAAAGAGCAGGAGAACAGTGAAAAACTGGCTGCCGATATGATCATCAGCCAGAAACGTATGGGTGGCCTGCAGGCGGTGCGTGCGCCGTTCTTCCCGCCGAATGCGCTGCTGATCACCCGTCTGGATAACCTGTCCATCTACTGGCAGGAAGATACCCGCCGCCGTTCAGTTATCGACAACCCGAAACGTGACAGGATTGAAAATTTTGAATCCGTTAACGAAGCCTATGTGGTTGAGGACTATCGCTGCGCTGCACTGGTGGAAAACATCCAGATTGGTGACTTCAGCGCCGCCGCAGCAGAAACCGGAGCGTAATTCATGAGCCTGAGTCCCGCACGGCAGCATCGCCTGCGCGTTCAGGCTGAACAGGCCGCTCGCGAGGGTGGCAGTGTTCGCCACGCGTCGGGCTATGACCTGATGCTGCTGCAACTGGCGGAAGACCGCCGCCGTCTCAAGGGCGTTCAGTCCACGGTCAAAAAAGCGGAAATCAAGGTGGAGCTGCTGCCGAAGTACGCCGCCTGGGCGGAGGGTGTCCTGGCTGCCGGAGGCGCTCAACAGGATGACGTGCTGATGTACGTGATGCTGTGGCGCATTGATGCCGGAGATTATGCCGGGGCGCTGGAGATCGGGCGTCACGCCCTGCGTCATGGCTGGGTGATGCCGTTAGGTAACCGCAACGTGCAGACCGTGCTGGCAGAGGAAATGGCAGACGCGGCGCAGAGCGCAATGCTTGCCGCCACCGGCTTTGATGCTGATCTGTTGCTGCAGACGCTGGAGCTGACAGACGGTCTGGATATGCCGGACCAGTCACGGGCACGTCTGCATAAAGCGATTGGCGCTGTCCTGAGTGAAAGCAATCCGGCTTCCGCCCTTAATCATCTTAACCATGCGTTACAGCTCGATCCCCGCTGTGGCGTGAAAAAAGACAAACAGCAGCTGGAGCGCAGGCTGCGCAATGACAGCCGCTGACAGAACGTGCCCCCGCGCACGGGCGGCACGGGGTGGCGAAAGGCACTGCCACATCAAAACCCCGTCCACCGCCCTTTATTTCAGGAGAAAGCAGCATGAAGTTTGTTGCGCCAGAACAGGCACCGGAACAGGCGGAAATCATCAGGAATACGCCGTTCTGGCCTGATGTGGACCTGTCGGAGTTTCGCAGCGTGATGCGCACTGACGGCACGGTGACGCAGCCGCGTTTAAAGCAGGTTGCGCTGTCGGCAATTTCGGAGGTCAACGCAGAGCTGTATGAGTTTCGCAGACGCCAGCAGATGCTGGGGTATGCCTCGCTGGCAGAGGTTCCGGCGGAACAGCTGGACGGCAAAAGTGAGCGCATTCAGCACTATTTCAACGCGGTTTACTGCTGGGCACGCGCCATGCTCAACGAACGTTACCAGGACTATGACGCCACGGCGTCCGGTGTGAAGCGGGGCGAGGAACTGGCGGAAGCAAGCGGTGATTTGTGGCGTGACGCCCGCTGGGCCATCAGCCGGGTGCAGGATGCGCCGCACTGCACAGTGGAGCTTATCTGATGAAAGTGCGTGCGTATCAGTATGACACGGTGGACGCGCTTTGCTGGCGTCATTACGGGCGCACGCAGGGTGTCACGGAGCAGGTACTGAAGGCAAATCCGGGGCTTGCCGAATACGGCCCCTTTTTACCTCACGGGCTGCAGGTGGAGCTGCCGGACATTCCGACCACCACCACCGTGCAGACCGTCCAGCTATGGGACTGAATTATGACGCTTGAGCGAATCAGCGCCTTTATCACGTATTGCATCGCCGTCGTGCTGGCCTGGCTGGGTGATTTGTCCATCAAGGATGCCTCAACGCTGGGCGGCCTGATGATTGGTGTGCTGATGCTGGCTATCAACTGGTACTACAAACACAAAGCCTACCAGCTTCTGCGCGACGGGCAGATCTCGCGGGAGGACTATGAATCCATCAATCGTTAAACGCTGCCTTGTCGGGACCGTGCTGGCTATTACTGCCACGCTGCCGGGTTTTCAGCAGCTTCACACCTCCGTGGAGGGGCTGAAACTGATTGCTGATTACGAAGGCTGTCGTCTGCAGCCGTATCAGTGCAGCGCGGGTGTCTGGACCGACGGCATTGGTAATACATCGGGTGTCATTCCCGGCAAAACAATCACGGAACGACAGGCAGCAGAAGGGCTGATCTCCAACGTGCTGCGTGTGGAGCGGGCGCTGGAAAGGTGTGTGAAGCAACAGCCGCCACAAAAGGTGTATGACTCGGTGGTGTCGTTTGCCTTCAACGTGGGAACGGGCAATGCCTGCAGTTCCACGCTGGTGAAATTACTCAATCAGCGGCGCTGGGCGGATGCGTGCCGACAGTTGCCGCGCTGGGTTTATGTAAAAGGTGTGTTTAATCAGGGGCTGGATAACCGCCGTGCGCGGGAGATGGCCTGGTGCCTTAAAGGAGCTGGACTATGACGCGTGCGTTGGCAGTAGTGGTGGCGCTGGCACTCGTTGCGCTGGGCTGGCAGTCGTGGCGGCTTAACAGCGCCAGCCACACCATCGAAACGCAGCGCGCGGCGCTGAAAAGTAAAGCGCAAGAACTGACGAAGAAAAACAGCCAGCTGATCGGTCTGTCCATTCTGGCTGAAACCAACAACCGGGAGCAGGCGCGGCTCTACGCCGAAGCAGAACAGACCAGCGCACTGCTGAGACAACGACAACGCCGGATCGAGGAACTGAAATGTGAGAATGAGGATTTACGCCGCTGGGCTGATACTCCTTTGCCTGCTGACATTATCCGGCTGCGGGAACGTCCGGCACTCACCGGAGGTGCAGCTTACCGTCAGTGGTTGTCCGCGAGTGACGCCGTGTCGGCTGGAGCAGGCAGCGCCGCGCACTAACGGTGATCTGAACGCATTGCTGGATGAAACGGAGGCCGCCTGGGCGGTCTGTGCAGACAAAGTGGACATGATTATTGCGTGTCAGGAGCGAAACAGTGAACAAACCACAGTCCCTGCGCCACGCCCTCAATAAAGCAGTGCCTTATGTCCGCAATAACCCGGACAAACTGCATCTGTTTGTGGATAACGGTTCGCTGGTTGCCACGGGGGCCAGCTCCATGTCATGGGAGTACCGTTATACCCTCAACGTGGTGATTGAGGATTTCAGCGGCGACCAGAATCTGCTGATGGCCCCGGTTTTGCTGTGGCTGCGTGATAACCAGCCCGATGCCATCAATAACCCGGCGTTACGGGAAAAACTATTCACCTTTGAGGTGGATATTTTGCGCAACGATGTCTGTGATATCAGCCTTAACCTGCAACTGACGGAGCGTGTGCTGGTCAGCACTGACGGCAGTGTGTCGAGTGTTGAAGCTGTAGCGGAACCCGATGAACCTGAAGAAATGTGGACGGTGAAACGTGGCTGAACTGCAGAAGGTGGACGACTGGCTGAGTGCTTTGCTGGCGAATCTGGAACCAGCCGCAAGAAGCCGCATGATGCGCCAGCTGGCGCAGGAACTGCGCCGGACACAGCAGCAGAATATCAGAATGCAGCGCAATCCAGATGGCAGCAGTTATGAACCTCGACGGGTAACAGCACGCAGTAAAAAGGGGCGCATCAAACGTCAGATGTTTGCAAAGCTGCGCACCGCAAAATACCTGAAAACTGCCGCCAGCGCCGATTCTGCCAGCGTGCAGTTTGAAGGTAAGGTGCAGCGCATTGCCCGCGTTCATCACTACGGCCTGCGCGATCGCGTCAGTCGTAAAGGACCGGAGGTCCGTTACGCAGAGCGTCGCCTCCTAGGCGTAAATGATGATGTTGAGGCAATGACCCGCGACATGATTCTGCAATGGCTGGCGGTGTGATCGTTGTATCAGCACTGATACAAGTTGCAGCACTGCCGCCTTTATTCCCCTGATGGCAACCTTTCTCTATGAACGCACAATTAACCGAAATCATGCGCCTTATCACCAACCTGATCCGCACAGGTGTAGTCACCGAAGTGGACCGGGAGAACTGGCTTTGCCGGGTGAAAACGGGCGACCTTGAAACCAACTGGATCAGCTGGCTGACGCTGCGTGCCGGGAATGCCCGCACATGGTGGCGACCATCGGAAGGTGAACAGGTGGTGCTGCTGAGTCTGGGCGGCAATCTTGAAACCGCCTTTGCGTTGCCCGCTGTCTATTCGAATCAGTTCGCTCCACCGTCGACGTCGGCGGACGCCTGCGTGACAGAACATCCTGACGGTGGCTGGTTTGAATACGAACCCGCCACCGGGCGCTGGTATGTCAGGGGCATCAAATCCATGGTCATTGAGGCTGCCGACAACATCACCCTGAAAACCAGTGAGTTTGTGCTGGAGGCTGACCGCTCGCGTATTAACAGCGAAGTGGTGATCAATGGTGGCGTTACCCAGGGCGGCGGTGCGATGAGTTCTAACGGGATCGTGGTTGATGCGCATCAGCATACTGGCGTCCTGAAAGGCGGTGATACCACCGGAGGCCCGGTATGACGCTTTATAGCGGGATGAATAATACCAGCGGTAAAGCCATTACTGATATTGACCATCTGCGCCAGTCGGTGCGGGACATTCTGCTGACGCCGCAGGGTAGCCGCATTGCCCGTCGGGAATATGGTTCCCTGCTGTCGGCACTGATAGATCAGCCACAAAATCCGGCGTTACGCCTGCAGGTTATGTCGGCTGTGTATGTGGCACTGAGTCGCTGGGAGCCACGGCTGACGCTGGATTCCATCACTATTAACAGCAATTTTGACGGTTCAATGGTGGTGGAGCTGACCGGGCGGCGGAATAACGGTGTGCCTGTGTCCCTTTCAGTATCAACAGGAGCAGAGAATGGCAGTGATTGACCTTTCGCAGTTGCCTGCACCGCAGATTGTGGATGTGCCGGACTTTGAGACGCTGCTTGCCGAACGCAAAGCAGAATTTGTGGCGCTTCATCCGAAAGATGAGCAGGAAGCCGTGATCCGCACGCTGGAACTGGAATCTGAACCCGTCACTAAATTGTTGCAGGAGAACGCTTACCGTGAGTTGCTTCTGCGCCAGCGCATTAACGAAGCCGCGCAGGCGGTGATGGTGGCTTACGCGATGGGCGGCGATCTTGACCAGCTCGCTGCTAACTACAACGTGACACGCCTGACGGTGACGCCTGCTGATAATGATGCTGTGCCGCCCGTTGCAGCTGTGATGGAAAGCGATGAAGCGTTACGCCTGCGTGTGCCTGCAGCCTTTGAAGGGCTTTCTGTTGCGGGGCCCACTGCAGCTTATGAATTTCATGCCCGAAGCGCCGACGGTCGGGTGGCGGATGCCAGTGCAACCAGTCCGGCTCCTGCAGAGGTGGTGCTTACGGTCCTGAGCCGTGAAGGCGACGGAACAGCAGAAAAAGACTTGCTGGATGTGGTGGAGAAAGCTCTGAACAGTGAGAACGTCCGCCCGGTTGCTGACCGTCTTACGGTTCGCAGCGCAGAAATCATCCCGTATCGCGTGGAAGCCACCATTTTTCTCTATCCGGGACCGGAAGCAGAGCCGGTAATGGCAGCGGCAAAAGCCAGTCTGCAGAAGTACATTGCCAGCCAGACGAGGCTTGGTCGGGATATTCGCCGTAGCGCCATCTTTGCTGCTCTGCATGTTGAGGGGGTTCAACGTGTGGAACTGGCTTCTCCGCTGGCGGATGTGGTCCTGAACAAAACACAGGCGGCATCATGTACGCAGTGGAGCGTAACCAACGGAGGAACGGATGAATAGTCTGCTGCCACCGGGTTCAACTTCACTGGAGCGCCGACTGGCGCAAACCTGTAGCGGGATTTCTGATCTGCAGGTGCCGCTGCGTGACTTGTGGAATCCGGCTGCCTGTCCGGTCAGCTTCCTGCCTTATCTCGCCTGGGCGTTCTCTGTGGATCGCTGGGACGAGGGCTGGACAGAAAGCGTCAAACGCCAGGTAGTGAAGGATGCTTTTTATATTCATCAGCATAAAGGAACCACCAGTGCCGTGCGGCGGGTGGTGGAACCGTTCGGATTCCTGATCCGCATTATTGAGTGGTGGCAGACCGGAGAAACACCGGGCACGTTTCGCCTGGATATCGGCGTGCAGGACCAGGGCATCACTGAAGATACCTATCTGGAACTTGAGCGGCTGATAAGCGATGCCAAACCATGTAGCCGTCACATGATCGGCATGTCCATCAATCTGCAGACCAGCGGTCCGCATTGGGTGGGGGCCGCCAGCTATCTTGGCGAAGAAATCACGATCTATCCGTATATCAACGAAACAATTATTTCTGGCGGCACCGCGCATGAAGGCGGGGCGGTCCATGTTATTGACACAATGAGAGTGAATCCATGAGCACAAAATTTTATACCCTGCTGACGGATATTGGCGCGGCGAAACTTGCCAGCGCCGCCGCACTCGGTGTGCCGTTAAAAATTACCCATATGGCGGTAGGCGATGGCGGCGGAACATTACCAACGCCGGATGCAAAGCAGACTGCACTGGTAAATGAGAAACGCCGGGCTGCGCTGAATATGCTCTATATCGACCCGCAAAACAGCAGCCAGATTATTGCTGAACAGGTGATCCCTGAAAACGAGGGTGGTTGGTGGATACGTGAAGTGGGCCTGTTTGATGAATCCGGGGCATTAATTGCCGTGGGCAACTGCCCGGAAAGCTATAAGCCGCAACTGGCTGAAGGCAGCGGGCGCACCCAGACCGTGCGCATGGTGCTGATTACCAGCAGTACGGACAATATCACCCTGAAAATTGACCCTGCCGTAGTGCTGTCAACCCGCAAGTATGTGGATGACAAAATATCAGAGCACGAACAGTCACGACGTCACCCGGACGCCTCGCTGACCGCAAAAGGTTTTACTCAGTTAAGCAGTGCGACCAACAGTGAATCCGAAATACTGGCCGCAACACCGAAGGCTGTGAAGGCTGCATATGATCTTGCAGCAGGTAAAGCATCCGCCAGTCACACACACCCGTGGAGCCAGATAACGGATGTGCCTGCAGCTTCACTGACGGTAAAAGGCACCGTGCAACTCAG